TGAAGGATTGATCTTTTGTAGATCAGTAATAATCGGAGCAGTGCTCATGGTTCAAATACTTCTCTAAATGTTGTTTGGATCGTTGCTCTATTGTTATATGGTATAGATTTTGACCAGCTTTCGCACACAAATTTTTGTGCAGTAGATTCTCCAGGTGCGGTAAAATCAAAGCTGGCACTGTCGTTTGCACGGGCATCAAGGAAGGTTTCTATTTCGTCTGCTTCGACTTCAGAGACATTAAAAGTAAAATTATAAACTTTTGGATTTTGATGTTCTGCTAATCCAAATAATATTCTATGTTCAAACCCGTCAGCGAAACGAATAGTTCTAGTATTTGGTGCGGATCTTTTTTGTTGTCCGTATGTAGGTTTTATTGAAGGAAACGTAGCCATTATGCAAGCATACCTCCTGGTCGTTTTTGTTTAATTAATTCTGATTGTATCGCTGCTGAGATAATTCGACCAAGTTCTCTGCCCTGCTCTTCATCTCCTTCAACAGAAGATCCAGAAGCATCTACGTTTACTACAACATTTGTTGTACCGCCAAGAGCATGGTTTGGTGTAATCATTCCAGATACACCTGGAGTAAACATTTCTGGCCCTCGTTCTCCAACAAGGTAACTACTTCCTCCTTTTACTGGACCTCCTGCTGCCATAGCTCCTCTAAATGCAGGATTTGAAGGCATAAAACCTGCTTTTCCTATACTTGTACCCGAAGCAGTTGTTATTGATTTTCCGCCCATTGTACTATAACCACCACCAAACATTGAACCAAGGCCACTAAATATCGAACCAAATAATCCTCCACTTCCCAATGTGCCCTGTGGATTACCAAAAAATGCCATGTTAAATGCTGCGTCTATAAGTTTGTCCAACACGTTATTTAATAAATCGTTGAGTGTTGACGTTCCACGGATCATTCCTTTTATTCCATCGGATATATCTGTTGCTATTGACTGTCCTAAATCTTTAAATGATTGTCTTATTTTTTCTGCTAACTCTGCCTGTTTTTCTAAGTCTTTGTTTAGTTTCAAAGTGTCCTCTACTCTTTGCTTATCTATTTCATTAATTTTTGCTCCTGCGTCTACCATTTCCTGTATCTTTTCTTCTACTTCTTGAGCTAACTGTACTTCTTCAAAGTTTCCATTTATTTTTGCTCTCAATAAATCATTCTGTTGTCTTATCTTTTTAAGTTTAGAATCCTCTATCATTCTTATATTTTTAGCTGTTATTTCTATTTTCCCTAATTCAGCTAACTCTTGTTTTCTAGCTTCTATCTGTGCCTCTAATCTTTTACGTCTTGCTCTATTTTGTCTGTTACCCGATATTCCTGCCAGTTCTTCCTGTAGTCCTAATAAAGTTGCATCTGTGGCTCCACCGCCAGCAGCCACTTGCTCTGCTCTTTGTTGTGCTTTTAATGGACCAGCGAAAGGAGTTGCAAGTAATTCAAAAAGTGGGGCTAAAGCAGCTTGCATTTTTGTCATTGCCAACGTAAATGCGTTAGCCAGTAATTGACTTGTTTCTCCAAACTTCTTCAAGTTTTCTACTCCATCAACTCCAATAACTTCATTCATGCGTTCAGTTACAGCAGCTAACGCAGCTTGTCTACCTTGTGTTTCTTCAATTAGTTTTATTCTTCTTTCTTCTTCAGTTCCAGCTATGCCTAGTGATGCGGTAAGTGCTTGGATATTTGGAGTTATGGAGTTAAATGCCTGTCCTAATTGTGCTACTGCTGTTACTTGTGCCTGTATGCCAGATACTATAGCCGTTCCAATTAGACCTCCTGCGAAACCTCCCATCTGTCCACCAAATTGTCCACCAAATCCACCTCCTAATCCACCACCGAGGGCTGCTAGTGGTCCTTGTCCAAATAACAATGGAAACGCACCACTTATTGCAGCACTCTGGAAGTCAAAACCTCTTGGAGCCATATTTGGAGGTAACGCTGGTCCAATCTTTCCACCTATTCTTCCAAAATTACCACCTCTGGCAAATCTTCCACTAGCTATCTGATTTTGTTTTTTATTTGTTTCATTAGTAATTTTTAACTGGTTTTTGAGTTTAGTTATGCCATTTTCAAGTTCGTTATTTATACGTTGAATAGATCCAAATTGTTTTCTGTTCTGAGCGTCTACGAGTTCGCCCATTTTTGCTCTTAATTTTGCAGTTCTTACTCCTTTAAGTTCGAGCATATTTAGTTCATGCTGAAACTTTATTCTCTTTTTCTGCTGTGCGAATCTAGCGTTTATGCTCATAGCTGATGCACCCGTACCAAATTGTTCTAACTGTTTAGCTGTAGCAATTTGGGGTCCAAAAGGAACACTTGTCTGTTGTCTGCCTTGAGTTCCAAGGTCTAATATTTTAATTCCTCTTGTACTAGGTTTAAGCATCTCAGTGCTTGGTAAACCTAATAAATTATTTGGTCCGACTCCTTTACGCTGATTATCCATAAAGGCCGCAGTTTTTCCAGCAGTTCTGTTTAACGCTGCTTCTGTTCTTTTTAGTCCGATTACTTGTGTAAGACTTCTAATTCTATCTCTATCCACACCAGCAGTTTGTATATTTGCTTGAAGTGCTTTCTCTATTGTTTTTAACTCTTCAGCAACAAATTTGTTAGCTGATCTAGCTGTTTCTAACCTTCCTTTAGCTGTATGTCTAGCTGCATTATTTAACTCTAAACGTAATTTATCTAGTTTTAGACCTTTCTCTTCAAACTTGCGAACTTGATCCCCCAATCTTCGGGTAATCTTCATTGTTGCAAATTTTCTATCGTCTAATGCAAGTTGCTGCTTTTTAAGCATTACTGCCTTAGATTCAATTCTTAATGGAGTATTTAAATTTCTTCTAAGAATATTTACACGTTTTTCCAGCTTTTCAAGCTGACCTATTGCTGGTTTAGTATTTAATTTTATATTTACACTGTAATTTGACGCTGCCACTTACATAAAATTACTGGATAACACAAGTTTAGCGTACTTTGCGTGTCTGGGCTTGTCTTTTTGCTTTTTCGTAGGCTTCTTCTTCTCGCTCAGATTTTATTTGAAAGTAAGCGTTCCATGCGTACAGTTCTTGTGTAGACATTTTCTCTCTTATTTCTCTGTGGGTGTACCCTAATTTTTCTGCAATAAAAAATTGCAAATATACAAAATTATCTTTATTCAGTTTCACTTTTTACGGCATCGGGGCTTTCCTCCTCGCCCATGCCTTGCATCTTAGTCATAATATCTAGCAAAACTGATAGAGGTATTTCTCTTCTTAAAGATGGTAGATCTGCTGCTGTAAATAATTTTGTACCTGACTCATCTTCGGCTTTTGTAACAATAACTTGTAGTGCAAAATCAAGACTACCTTCTTCTTGACCTTTATTCATAGCCAGTAGTGTAGTGTTTATTGTGTCTCTATCAGCTATTGTGAGAGGCGACCAAAATATTTTTAGGATTAGCTCTTCTCCCTTCAAAATGGAGTAACTACTACGTTCTTCGACACTAAAGGCTTGCTTTAGTTTGTCGATTGCTCTTACTGTTGGCATAAAAAGTTATATCTATTCTTGTAGTATAGCTTATTACTAATAATCAGCACTAAAACTTATATTTTTAGCTTTGAATGTTTCAGCTAATGCTAACGCTATAGCATCGTTGTACTGCTCAGTCTGCATATAAACTTTGTACCAATCAGGGTTTTTACTAGGAGGTGTTATTTCATCAACTATCTGTGAGTGCTCGTAATATGTTATTCCTCCTACTTCTCCTACAGGTGCAGTAGCTCCTGGGTTATTTACAGCAAATCCAGCATATTCAGCTTCATTACCTACATACAAATCTTTTTCTAAAGGTACTTTCTTGGGTCGTTTTCTTTTTGGTAGTGAACGAGTTACTCTTATTTGATCGTAAACACTACCTGTATAGTCAGGATCTTCCATAACTTCAAGTAATGAAGCGTCATATCCTTCTATATCTCCTTCGCCAATTTGTGCTCTTTTTCTTGATTCTTTAACTGGTTGCACTGGAGTCTCACTTATCTTCCAGCTTGTAGCAAAATGACCTGTCCACCAAGGACCAGCAGCTTGTAAATCTTGCACCATTACTGATGCTACTTTACCTCGTAGTCTTATCATGTCCTGCTCTAAATCGGCAGTAAGATGTGAAATGTCTTTGTTAGGCATTGGCAGTAAAAGTACAACTAACTACAGATAGAAAATGACTTTCTCTTTCTGTGCTTACAGAGGTTGGTCCAGCTATCTGGGAAACACGGGGAGAAACAGAAAATGTATCTGAATAGTTTGAAGCGTTTACGGAAGTTAATCCGTCTATAACAGCTTCAGCTATCGCTGCTCCATCTGCTGTTCCTTTATTTTTAGGAGTCATTACCCCACAGGTTATGGATCCTCCGTAGTAATCAAGTGCTCCTCCCTGTGGCTGAATTGTTGACTGTGTGAAATCAAGACTTACCATCACATACTTTTTATTCTTCCCTGGAGTTGTAAAGGGCATATTGTCGAACACAACTGTTACTGTGTTGTCAGCAGTTGTTACTGCATTTTTGATTGCGGTTTCAAATGCTGCTCGTGCGTTTACTAAAGTCATTAGAAAATAACGTCAACTCTGAATAAATATTCCTGACCGCCACGCAAAGTTCTTACATCTGTAATCTTTGCAACTCTAGTCGATCCAGAAAATGTGAGAGTTATTTCATCTGATAATAGAGGTTGACTGTCTCCTATGAGATCAGGAGTTATAAAAATTCTAGCTGTGTTTTCTTGAAATCCTGTTTCTTCACTGGATCGTATAAACTCTATAGGAACTTTTATCGTATAACTTGTATCGCTACTGGTAACTGCACCTGTTGAAGTGTTATACGAAGCGGATAATTTTCGGGTGTAAACGATTGTTGTGTCTAATGAGTCTCCTAGCTGAGACACCACCTGTTTGGCTACGTTTTTTAATAGTGAATCTAGTTGTCCTGCCATTATCCTCTAACCGCCCGTAGTTGGAAACTGCCAGCACCACCTAACATATATGCTCCAAGATAACTTTGTAACCACGGGTAAACATCAAGAATATTATTTATAGAGCCAGTTCCCTGACTTGAAGTATTGTACTTAACTTGAATATCGCCTAGTTTTACTTCTTCAAAGTTTCCGTCTTTTCCTGTAGTTCCTGTTATTGCATCTGTGTCGTTTGCTAAAGCTCTGGCTAATTCATATTGTGCATATTTAATTGGATTAGGAATTTTAGAACAAGCTAACTCAACACCATCTACCTGATAATTATTTCTTGGAAACTTCAATGCCTGTCCATCATCACATCTATCGCCATAAAAAACTAAAGTATCAATCCATCTAGCAGCAGATATTAATGATCTTTTCTTTTGATCGTCTGTTTTATTTGT